CTCTCCCTCATCAAGCCCAAATCCTCCGTCGCCGACCGCCGCATGATGCTGGAGCCCGCCCTGACGTGGGCATACACCACCGCGATGGAGCTGGAGCGCATGGATGGGCTGGAGTCCGAGGAGCCCGTGGGCGCCATCAGCTACCTCTGGCCCAGCGCGATCCCCGAGGAGCTTGAGGAGCAGCAGATCACGTCGCAGACCACGATCAACGAGGTCTCCGCTGGGCTGCGCTCGACCGACTCCGCCATCGCCCGGCTCAACCCATCGCTCACCGCCGCCCAATTGGCCGAGGAGATCGCCAAGATTGCAGCCGCTGCCGACGCCCGCGCCGAAGCCATCGCCACCAATTTCGCCCTCACCCCGGGAGCGTAATCCATGCCCTCCCCCCTCGCTGGACCAACGCCTGATCCCGTCGCAGAGGCGCTCGCCGAGATCTACCTCCAGATGGATGGCGAGATCCGCGGACGGCTGGTCTTCGCCACGCTCGATGAACTGGCCGGGGATTGGAATCTGCAAAAGTCGCTGGTGGTGCGGGTGCAGCTCGTGGAGGCGCTCACCCGATTGGGCGTGACCCTCGACGCGCAGACCGGGGAAGCGCTCGCCGCCATCGCTGCACAGGGCGTGCAGGAAGCGGGGGCAGAGCTCATCTCCCTCGGGATCGCTGAGTCCCGCGTCGCGCAGGCCCGTTTCAATCCGGCCAGCATTGAAGCCATCGCCCGGGACATCGCCCGCCAGCGTGGCGTCTACCTCGGGACGATCGGCTCCGGCGAGGGCTCCGTGCTCCGCCAAGTGGACGACTACCTCCGCCGCCTACAGACGGGCGAGATCACCAAGGGCCTCTTGGACCGCACCGCGCCCGCGCAAGTCGGCAGAAACCTCCGCGAGGCCGCCATCGACGCCCAGCGGATGCAGTGGGTGGCCGGACAGATCGACCGCGTGGGCACCGTGCCGATGTACGATCGCACCGGCCGCGAGATCGGACGCCAGAGCCTCCACGCGTGGGGCCGGATGGCCGCCCGCACCGGCATGGCGCGCGCGGAAGCCGAAGGGCGCTCATCGGCCCACGAAGCGGCGGGGATCGAAGTCTACCAAGTCAACACCACGGGTTCCCTCTGCTTCATCTGCGCGCCGTTCGAGGGCAAGTTTTTCCGCTACCGCTGGAGCACCTCCCCCGAGTATCAGCGCTTTCCAGAATGCCCGCGCGAGATACCACTCCATCCGCAGTGTTTTCATCGCCTTATCGCCGTGCCCTACCCTGACGACGCCGCTCACCCCACCGCTGGCGAGCTAGAGACGCTGCAGGGCGACAACAGGGCCCTGTATGCCTACCAGCGCGACGTGGCGCCCGATGGCCCTGACCGCCTGTGGGCCGCGCAACACGGCTTCGCCACACGGAGCCAGTGGCAGACCTACAAGCGCATGGCCGCCCGCGAGGGGATGCCCATCAAGGACCTCCGTGGACCCCGCTGGCGCTACCGAGGGATCGAGTCCCGCCGCCCGCAGGCCATCGAAGCGATGCTCCGTGACCGCCGCCTGAGCTACAAGGACGCGATGGAAGCGCAGACCCGCCAATTCATGCGCTCGCCCAATTACCTCCAGCAACGCCCCGACTCGCTCACCCCCGCCGCCCAACGCCGCGCCGTCGCCGACATGCTCGCCGACGAGCGCGCGCAAGCCTAACCCACCGCACACCACTACCCGCGGCGCCTCGCCGGTTTCGCCGCCCGGCATCCACCCACACCGCTCGCCACCGAAGCGCTCCATCGGGGAGGAAGTTACCAATGCCGACCACCATCGAGGGGATTGTCTACTACACCGAGGCCGAACTCACCGAGGCGCGCGACGCCGCCTCCGCAGGCGCCCGCAAGGACGGCGAGCGCAAGGCCGATCGCGAGCTCCGGGCCGCGCAGGACGCGCTGCAGGCCCTGCAGGACGCGCACAAGGCCATCGAGACCGAGAAGGGCACGCTGGCCAGCCAACTCGCTGAGAAGGACGCTCAACTCTCCGGCATCACCCGGGAAAAGGACTGGATGTCCAAACTCGTTGGCGCGGGCTACGGCTACACGCAGAGCAAGCTCCTCGCCAACCTCCCCGCGCTCGCTGGCGTTGACCTCGCCTCAGAGGACGCCGTCAAGGCCGCCCTCGCAGAAGTCGCCGAAGCCTTCCCGTCTCCCAGCCAGACCCATACCAAGCCCGACCTCTCCAACCTCTCCCGTGGCGGCAAACCCGCAGACGCGACGCCCCCAGTGGCCACCGATCTGCGCTCCGCGCTCGCAGCCAAATACACCGCGCCCGCGAGCTAACCCCCCATCCTCACCCTTCCCCTTAGGAGCAGTACCACCATGGCCATTTCCCTCTCCGAGGCTCAGAAGCAGAGCCAAGACCGCATCCTCGCGGGCGTCATCGACGACTTCCGCAAGTCCAGCTACCTCATGGACACCATGATCTTTGACGACGCCGTCGCCCCCACGGGCGGAGGCACCCTCGTCTACGGCTACACCTACACCCTGACGGAAGCCTCCGCCGCTGTCCGCGCCATCAACGCGGACTATGCCGGTGGGAACGCCGCGATTGAGCGCAAATCGGTCGTCTGCGTCCCCATGGGCAACTGGTTCCCCATCGACCGCGTGGTGGCTGCGAGCAACGGGCTCGTGGACCGCGTGCAGTTCGAGATCTCGCAGATCGTCAAAGCCACCTCGGCGTGCTTCAGCGATCTCGTGGTCAACGGCGACGTCAGCACCGACTTTGACGGCATCGACGCCTCGTGCGCCACCGGCTCGGTCATCACCGGCACCGCCATCGACCTGTCCACCTCCGCCAACATCAGCACCAACGCCAACGCGGCCGTTGATGCCCTGAATGAGGCGCTCGGACTGGTCCCCGGCGCCAACGCGATCCTGACCAGCCGCAAGGGGCTGCTCAAGCTCCGCAGCGTGGCCCAGCGCGCGGGCTACTTCACCGCCCGTGAAGACGCCTTCGGCACCCAAGTGGCGACGTTTGCCGGGATTCCCATCATCGACATGGGCGCCAAATCCGGCTCGTCCACCCCGATCGTCCGCGAGGATGACGGTGGGGCCACCCCGACCTCGCTGACGGACTTCTACGTCGTCCGCCTCGGCCTCGACGGCGTCCACGGCGTCACCCTCTCGGGTGTGCCGATGTTCCGCGTGATCCTGCCCGACTTCGGCGCCGCCACCTCCGTGGTCAAGGGTGCCGTGGAAATGGTGGGCGCGGTCTGCGTGAAGCGCGCCGACGCCATCGCGAAACTCGAAGGCGTGCCGGTCTAAGCGTCCCCGCCCCGCGTGCCTCTCTCCGAGGCACCACCCGCCCCGGGGGCTGACCGCCTCCCAGCCCCCGGGGTCCCCTCCCTCCCCTCGCGCGCACAAGGAGTCCCCATGGCCCTCACCGTCGGCACGAATAGTTACATCAGCCTCGCGGACGCCGCCACCTACTTCGCGGCCCGCTTGGGCTCCACCGCGTGGACGGCCGCCACGGAGGCCCAGCGGACCGCCGCGCTCCTGACCGCCGCGAAGGCGATCGACCGCCAGCGCTACATGGGCACTAAGACCGCGACGACGCAGGCGCAGCAGTTCCCGCGCACCGGCCTCTGCACCCACGACAAAGTGGATGTGCCGCCCACGAGCGTGCCGGGGGATGTCCGCGACGCCCAATGTGAGGAAGCCCTCGCCCGATTGGTCCTCCTCGGCTACGAGGCGCAACTCTCCACCGCGCAGGCCACCGCCCTCTCTGGGATCAAGCGCGAGAAGATCGGCGACGCCGAGGTGGAGTATTTCGACCCGGGCCAAAACCCCGCCACCCTCCACCGCCCGGAGATGCTCGCCGAGCCCACCCTCCTCTCGCCAGTCGCCATCCGCCTCCTCGCCCCCTATTTCCTGCGCGTCCCGACGAAGGTGTGGTGATCGATATGGGTAGCAAATTCCGCCACCTCATGCCCGGCCAGCTCATGGTCGAGACGCCCGCCACCATCGACCGCTACGGCAACGTCACCGCCGTCGACATGGGCGCGGACGATCAAGGGGCCACGCGCACCTACCGCTGCCGCATCCAGTCCACCACGCAGGCGTGGCGCGGCGCCGACCCCTCCGTCTCAGTGATTGCCAAGGCCTACGTGGACACTGTCGATCTGCAGATGTACGGCGTGGAGCCCAAGGTGGGCGATCTCGTCCAGTTCGGCGATAACGTCGGCGGGCGCTCAGGCACCATCCTCCACTGCGAGGACAAGGTGGCACTCTACGGCGGGCGTGATCACATGCTCATTTATATCGGGTGAGGGACAGCAGATGGCACTGACATTTGATACCGACGCCATGACCGCCCGGCTCGCCGCCATGCTCCCGCAGCTCCAGCGCGCCGCCGTGAAGGCGGAAGAGGCCTTCATCGATGCCCGCGTGGTTGACGCACAAGTCGTCGTCCCGGTGCAGACCGGCGAGCTCCACGACTCGATCCACCGCGAGGGCTCGGAGCTCATCGCCGACGCCCCCCACTCCGTGTGGATACACGAGGGGCTCGAACTCAACCACCCGTCCGGCGGCGAGGCCAAATACGTGGAGCGCCCGCTGCTGGACCACGCCGACGACCTCCTCGCCCAGTTCGCCCGCCAGATGGAGGCCCTCCGATGATTATCTCCCTCGCCGACGCGGTGGCCCAAGCCATCGGCCCCGACATTCCCCTCACCTCAACGATCCGCGCCGATGTCTGCCGCCGCCATGACCCGCGCGCCAACGGCATCGTCGTCACCCCCTATTCCGCGCAGGACCACGAGACCGGCACCTACAGTGTTCAGCGCCTGCAACTCGCGATCTACCACACCGATCTCGCCGCCGCCCTCGATTTGGGCGAGCAACTCCGCGCAGGCATCATGGAGCAGTACGGCGAGCTCGACGGCCGCTTCTGCACGTGGACCATCGCCGGATCGTGGGAGGCCGTGCACGTCCGCTGTGACCCCCTGATTTACGTGGGCACGATCCCCGCGGAAAAGAGCAACCCCGAAACGCACAAACTGACGCTCACCCTCGCCCTCCTCGCCCGTCGCATCGCCGACTAACCCACCCCTCCCCCGCGCCGCGGATGGCGCCCCGACCCGCGCCGTCTGGCGCACCCCCTAAGGAGTTACCCCATGGCCAAACAACTCGCCCGCGCCACAGTCATCGAGATCAGCGACGGCGGCGCCACCCCCACTTGGCTCCAGTTGGACTGGATGACCGCCACCTACGATGAAGCCCGCACGCTCGTCGACGTCACCTCGCAGGCTGACGCCGGCTGGGTGAGCGAGCTCGCCGCCGGTGGGCAAGTCACCCTCACGGTGGAGAACACCTACCTGCTCGACGGGACCACCCGCGACGCCGCGCAGGCCCGCTGCGAGACGCTCGCCCGCCTCTTCGGCCCCGCCGCCGTTGGGCAGGTCCGCATCACCGAGCCCTCGGACGCCACCGTGACCTTCAACGCCAACTTCAAAGTCGCCCCGTTCAGTGGTGGGGCACAGGAAGCCGCGAAGTGGTCCTGCGAGATCAAGTCGTCCGGCACCGTGAGCTTCGACTAATCCCCGACTGTCCCCGTGGGGCGGGGTATATTCCCGCCCCACACCTACCTTATATCTCTACCGATCGGAGGCGATCAACATGAAAAAGACGACCAAGGCGAGCGCCAGCTTTGCGGCCAAGTGGCTGCGCGGTGCCAGCGCCCCCACCATCGAGATCGAAGACATCTACGGCAACACCCTCGCCGTCCCCCACCGCGTCCCCGCCATCGTCCCCCTCGTCATCCGCGACATCATGCGGCTGCAGGCGGGGCTGGAGGGCGCATCGCCCGACGACCTCGCCGAGTGCGGGGCGACGATCATCGAGGCGCTCTGCCGGGGCATCAACAGCGTGTATGGCCCAGAGACCGCCGAGGGCTGGCTGGCGCGGGGCGCGAGTGCTGAAGAGCTCATGGCCTGCTTGGGCTACATCGCCAACGGATTCACCTCCCTATCTGACGAGGACCCCGCCCCTTTGGCGGGAGCGGAGGCGGCGGGCTGACCCTCGACGACCTCCTCGATCAGTGGCCGCTCATCGCCGCTGACTGCCGCCGCGAGTACCGGATCGATGACCTGTTTTCCTATTGCGAGCACCACGACTACGACGACTTCCTCGCGCTCGTGACCGGCCTCAAGAGCAATTCCCGCCTGATGGAGTGGTGGAGCGCCAAGCAGCAGGGCACTCCCGCTCCTCCGCCCTCCGCCCCCCGTGACCTCCCGACCGGCTCCTTCGTGGACGCCATGCGCGCCGCCCACCCCCGCGAGTGGCAGAAATCCCAACAGGCCCGCGCCGCTCGCTCAGCACAAAATTCCTGAGGTATGCCCCCATGGCCAACTACGATGCCGGGACCGTCACCGCCGCCGCACGACTCGATATCCGCGGGTTCGTCGCCTCCCTCGGACAGATGGGGCGGCAGACCACGGCGGCGACGCAGGGGGCTGCGCAGGGATTTCGTACCGTCGATACCGCCGCCCAGCACACCCGCCAGACCTATGCGAGTTTCGGCTCGCTGAACCTCGGGGCGTTGCTGGGCGGCGCGGCGTTTGCCACGGCCGCCGCGCAGTCGCTGAAGCTCTCAGGCACGCTGGAGCAGACGGGCATCACCTACAAGACGATGCTGGGCGGGAGCAAGGCGGCAGCCGATGCCCTCCTCGCCAGCGTGAAAGATTTCGCCAAGACGACCCCGTTCCGCTTGCCAGAGCTGAACCAGTCAACCAAGCTCCTCCTCGCCTTCGGCGAGGGAGCCGACACGGTGGTTGATAAGCTCGGCCGCATCGGCGATATCGCGGCGGGCACGGAAACGCCGATCAAGGATCTCGCTGAGATCTATGGCAAAGCGCGCGTACAAGGGACGCTCTTCGCCGAGGATATCAACCAATTAACTGGACGCGGCATCCCCGTCATTGCCGAATTCGCCAAGCAGCTCGGTGTCTCGGAGGGCGAGGTGAAAAAGCTCGCCGCCGAGGGCAAAGTCACCTTCCCGATGCTGGAGGAGGCCTTCCGGGCGCTCACCGACGAGGGCGGGCGCTTCCACGGCTTGACGAAGGCGCTTGGCAATACCCAGCTCGGTAAATGGTCCACCCTGCTCGATAGCGCCGCCGAAGCTGCAGAGAAAATCGGTGAGGCACTCACCCCGCTGGCTGAAAATCTTAGGGAGATGGCTGATGGCCTGATTGTCACTGCCGCGAGCAACCCCGGGCTCATCCGCGCCGCCGCGGGGGTCTTGGCGATCGGGGCAGCCGCCGCGGGCGCCTTGCCGATCGTGTCGCAGATCTCCGAGATCATGTTTTCCTTGGGCAAGAGCAAGGGCTTCGAGCGACTCGCGGCTGCCCCCGCGGCGTCTCTCGGGATGCAGTCACGCCAGCTCTTCGCTGGGGCTGGGGCTGGTGCCGCTGGTGCCGCTGGGGCTGGCGCCGCGCGCACCGGGGTGCTGGCATGGGCGAAGGGGCTCGGCACGGCCGTCAAGGGCGCGCTGACCTCGCCGATCGGCATCGCCATCCAAGTCGTCATCGCCGCCGTCACCGGGCTGGTGGCCCTCCTCAAATCCAAGGACAAATCGCTCTCCGTCTTCCGCGACGCCGCGAACGGCGGGCTCACCGTGCTCAAATCAGTCGCCCTGTCGCTCTGGCCCGCCCTCAAGGCGCTGGGCGAGGCATTGGGCGACGCGATCAAAGCCGTCGCCGGGCTCGCGGGCGGACTGCTGGCCCTCCTGTTGCCAGTGATTGGGAAGCTCGCGCAGGGCCTCGCGCTGGTCCTCATCCCCACGCTCCATGCCGTCGCGGCGATCATTAAAACCCTCGTCGGGCTCTTCATCGCGCTGGGCTCCACCATCGGCGATATGCTCGCCGGACGCTTCACCGATCTCGGCCGTCACTGGCGCAAATTCGCCCGTGAGTTCGTCGACGACTGGCGCACGATGGGCCGCGAGACGCAAAAAGGCTGGGATGTCGCCACGCGCGGCCCCCTCGCACTCGCCGACGCCGCCACCGCGCCCGCCGCCGCAGCAGCCACGCCCACCACAGCCACCGCCACCACCGCTGCCGCCCGCACCACCATCACCCCGGTGGACATCGCCAGCCTCGCCGCGCTGGAGGCGATGCTGCTCTCCCTGCAGGCCAAGGCGCGGGAGATCAACGGGCAACTCATCAACCTCGACCCCGAGTCGGCGGAGGCGAAAACCCTCAACGAGACGCTCTCCGAGACGGACCGGCGGATGGGGCAGATCCAGACTCGCGTGGACTACCTGCGGGGCGGGATGGAGCGCGTCGCCGACGCCACCTCAGCCTTCGTCAAAAATGCCGCACAGGGTGCCGCCACCATCGGCGCGCAGGCCCTGCAGGTGGGGCTCGCCCGGCTCAAATCCGCCCTCGCCCTTGGATCGGTGGAAGCCGAAGGGGCCGCGCTCGCTACACGGCGGGCGGTGGCGCAACTCGCCCACCTGAAGGCCCTCACCTCCGCTGAGGCGACGCGCGACGCCGCCCTCCTCGCGGTGGCGAAGCAAGCCGACCTCACCGACGGCCAGCGCGGGGAGCGCCTCCGCACGATCAACGACGCCCACGAGCAGGCCGCCATCGCCCTCCAGTCGCAGCTCGACCGCACCAACAGCCTTATCGACATCGACGAGGCTCGCCTCTCCCACGCTCAGCGCCTGCGTGACCTCGCCCGCGAGACGGCCCGCAGCGTCGCCGAGAGCGCCATGGGGCTGGTCTCCACCCTCCGCGAGCTCGCACGCGGTTCGCGGGGCACGGCCCGCGCCACCGACCTCCTCGGGGGCAAAGAGGGCATCTCCGCCTACGAGCGGGAGCGCCAAGCCGCCGCCCTCGCCACCGACGCGAAGATCAATGCCTACGAGCGCGCCCGCGCCGCCGAACGGCAGGCAATCGAGGAGCAGGGGATCACTGAGCTCGACGCCCTCCGGCGCGGGAAAGGCACCACCCCCGAGGCGCTGCAACTCGCCGACCTCGCCCGCCGCCGGAAGCTCTTGGAGTACGACGAGGCGACTAAGGACGCGGTGGACGCCATCAAGGACGCCCACGAGCGCGCCATCGCCCCGATTGAGCGGCAGGAGCGCGCCGCGAAGTCCCTCCTCGAATCTCAGCGCGCCCTCCTCGATCTCGACATCCAGCGCGGACGCCACGCCGCCGACCTCGGCACGAAGATCGCCCGGACCGCAAAAAACTGGTGGGCGGAGATCATCGGCGGCTCCTACAAGGAACTCGCCGACGCACAGAACGCCCTCGCCGACAGCCAGATCAAGGGGCTCCGTGCCGTGCAGGACGCCGGCCGCGAGGCGTGGCGGGGCATCCAAGACGCGCAGCGTGACGGCAACCTCGCGCTCTCGCCTGAGGCGCTCAAGCGGCTGGAGGGACTCCTCGGACGCCCGTTCCGGGGCGCGGAAGACATCAAGGCGCTGGAAGGGATCATGCAGAGCGCCCCCGATGCGCTCAAGCCCTTCTTGGCAAAAGTGCTCGCCGCCTACGAGGATGCCAAGTACGGCATCCAGAGCGACTGGATCGACATCAAGTTGCGCATTGATAAAGCGAGCTTCGATGCCTTCAAAAAGTCCGCCATGGAAGTCGCCAATTCTGCCCTCTACAACCCCGTGTATGCCAAGGGGTTGGAGGCCGGACTCAATCGCCAGCAGCAGTTCACCCCGCCGTCGATCGGCATGCCCGGTCTGACGCCCATCGCCCTCGGACCCGCCTACGGACCCATCGCGATGCCGACGCAGCCGCAGCCGCAACGCGGACGCTCGGAGATGACCATCCGCTTGGACAAGGGGCTTATCGCCGACATCAAGTCCAGCGTCTCCGATGACATCGCCCTCGTGATCCAGCAGGAGATGCGCTAATGTCCGACCCGACCTACACCAAGCTCGTGTGCCTGCACCGCTGGCAAGACCCCGCCACGGTGCAGGCGGCATGGACGGTGGGCGATCCCTCCCCGTGGCAGTGCACCAACTGGTGGGGCTACCACGGCGGCGACATCGCGTGGGTGGACGAGGCGCTCTATTCGCTC